CCCAGAAAATGACCGAAGCGCATGACGCCCGATAAGCGCAGCCGAACATCCGGGCGCAACTCCGCGGCAGAAAAGGCGCAGTGGCGTCGTGTCGGGACGAGCGGCGGCGCCCGATCCGAAGCCCAGAAAATCGGCGCCGAGGTCCTCGCCTCGGGCGGCCCAGAGCCGTGGGAATCAGCGGGAATATCTCGTAGCCGCCGCGTCGTCGCGTTCCTCGAATCGCTGCCGATCACGAAGGGCCTGCTGGTCGGCCATGCCATGCGCCTGTTGCCGGATCAGACCGCGTTCGTGGAGGCCGTGTACGGGGCCGCCCCCGAGGTCCGTATCGGCGTCAAGAGCGAGCCGCGCGGCAACGGCAAGACGGGGCTCGTCGCCGGCCTGGCGCTCTGCCACCTGCTCGGCCCCGAGGCGAAGCCGCGCGGCGCCGTGTACTCGGCCTCGTTCGACCGGCCGATGGCATCGCTGATCTTCGCCGAGATGGCGGCGATCATTCTCGCGGTCCCGTCATTCGCCGCGCGGGTCAACATCCAGCGGTTCAACAAGAAGATCGAGGTGCTCGGGGGGATCGGCGAGGGCTCGGTCTACGAGGCGCTGTCGGCGGATATTCGGCGCGGGCACGGGCTGGCGCCGTCGCTCTGGATCTACGACGAGCTCGCGCAGGCGAAGGACGGCGAGCTGCTCGGTGCCCTCCGCACATCGCTCGGCAAGCAGCCGGGGTCGCTGGGGATCGTGATCTCCACGCAGGCGCCGGAGGACGATCACCCGCTCTCGCAGTTGATCGACGACGGCCTGTCGGGCGCGGACCCGTCGATCGTCGTGCACCTGACGGCGGCGCCGTCGGACGCCGATCCGTTCGACCCGGCGACGATCCGCGCCGTCAACCCGGCGCTCGGGATCTTCCTCGACGAGGCGGTTGTCCTGGGCGAGGCCGAGCAGGCGCGCCGCGTGCCGCTCTGGGAGCCGAAGTTCCGCAATCTGCGCCTCAACCAGCGCATCGACGCCAACACCGACAACCGGCTGACGCAGGCGGTCGACTGGCGTCTGCGTGAGCGGGCGATTGATCTGGCGGACTTCGAAGGCCGGGAGTGCTACGGCGGGCTCGATCTCTCGGGCAAGCACGACCTCACGGCCTTCGTCCTGGCGTTCCCCGACGACGAGGAGGAGACCGGCTACGACGTCGTGCCGTTCTTCTGGACGCCAGAGGGCCAGCTCAAGACGCGGCCGCCGGCGGAAGAGGAGCGCCTGCGGCAGTGGATCAAGGCCGGCCACGTCGAGTCGATTCCGGGGCCGATCATCCGCTACAGCCTCGTCGCCCGGAAGATCGCCGAGCTGTCGCAGCGCTTCGACCTGCAAGTCGTCGCCTACGACCGCTGGCGGATCGAGGATCTCAAGATCGACCTGGCCGAGCTCGACCTCGACCTGCCGCTTGAGCCGTTCGGCCAGGGGCACAGCAAGGTCATGGCGCCGGCCATCGAGTTCTTCACCGAGTGCGTCGTGACGGGGCGTCTGCATCACGGCGGCAACCCGGCGCTGACGGCCTCGGTGCTGACCGCCGCGATCGTGATGGACCGCGCGGGCAACCCGATGCTCGACAAGTCGCGCAGCAAGCGGGGCGTGACGCGCATCGATGGGGCGGTGGCGCTCGTGATGGCGCTCGGGACGGCGCGGCGGTTCGTGGGCGAGCACGTGGACGGTCGCCTGGTGGCCGTATGAATCGCGTGTGGACGTGGCGCCGTCCCACGGGCCTTCCGCCACTCGGGCCGCCACCGAGCAAGGTCAATCCAGCGCCGCGCCGAGGAAGGTCATGAGGTTCCTCGGTCTGAACATCGGCTGGGCCACCAAGAGCGCGACGCTCACGCTCGACCAGCTCATCCAGCGCCTGGAGGCGGTGTACCAGACGGCCTCAGGGTCCACGATCACCCCCGAGAGCGCGCTGCAATCGTCGACGGTGCAGGCCGTCATCCGCGCGATCGGCGGCCACATCGCCACGCTGCCCGTCCACGTCCTGCTGAAGGGGACGAGTCGCAACCGAGCGAGCAAGGAGCCGCTGCCGAATCATCCAGTACAGCGCCTGCTGAACAACCCGAACGAACACCAAGACCGGGTGTCGTACTGGCTCGACGCAACGTCGTGGCTGCTGCGCTACGGCAACCACTACGGCTTCAAGGCGCGCGGGGCGACGGGGCCCATCCGCCGTCTGGAGTCGTTGCCGCCCGGATCGGTCACGCCGTCGCAGGCCGATGATCTGTCGGTCAGCTACCGGGTCGGCACCAGTCGCGGCGAGCAGCGCATCTACACGGCCGCGCAGATACACCATGCGCGTCTGGCCGCCAGTGACGGCGTCGTCGGGGACTCGCCGGTGATGAACGCGCGGGAGTCGATCGGGCTGGAAATCGCCATCGAGAAGTTCGGCGCGGCGTTCTTCGGCAACGGCGCCATGCCGGCGGTCGTGTTCAGCTACATGGCCGGCTCGCAGGGCCACAAGAACGAGGAGGATCGCAAGCAATTCATCGGGGACTTCCAGGCGGCCTTCACGGGCCGCGGGCGCTTCCGCGCGATGCTCCTGCCCAAAGGCGTCGAGATGGCAGGCGAGCCCATCGCGCTCGACAACGACAAGGCGCAGTTCCTCCAGACCCGGAAGTATCAGCGCACGGTGATCGCCGGGGCGTTCGGGGTGCCGCCGCAGTTCGTCGGCGACCTCGAGCGCGCCACGTTCAACAACGCCGAGCAGCAGAGCCTTGACTTCGTCGGCAACGTCGTCCTGCCCATCGTGCGGGTCTTCGAGGCGTCGATGGAGCGCGATCTGCTCACCGACGAGGACCGCGCGGGCGGCGTCATCATCAGGTTCAACCTCGACGGTGCCCTCCGCGGCTCCTTCCTGGAGCGTCAGCAGGGCCAGAAGATTCAGCGCGAGGCGGGTGTCATCAACCCGAATGAATGGCGCGAGAACGAGGGCATGAACCCTCGCTCGGATGTCGGCGGGGAAGCGTACTGGGATCAGGGCCCCAGCGGACAGCAGCCCGGCGGCGGCAAGGAACCAGCGGACGACGATCCGGCGGTCCTCCCTGCGAGAAACGGCAACGGCAATGGGCGTTGAATACCGCGACGTCCGCCTGCTGGAGACGAAGGCGTCGGCCGACACGCCCGGCGCGTTCTCTGGCTACGGCGCGGTATTCGGTAACGAGGACGCCCAGGGCGATGTCATCCGCCAGGGCGCGTTCAAGTCCACGCTCAGCGAGTGGCGCGGCCGAGGGAAGTTTCCGCCGATGCTCCTGCAGCACGGCGGGATGGACTCCTTAGTCGGGCCGAGACCAGACGACCTCCTCCCAGTCGGCGAGTGGACTGACGTCCAGGAGAACGCGCGCGGACTCAAGGTCGAGGGCCGCCTGTTCGCTCTCGCAACCGAGCGCGGCCAGTACATCTACGAGGGCCTGAAGGCGGGCGCGCTCGATGGCCTCTCGATCGGCTACAAGGCGCGCGAGTGGGTCGCGGGGACTCGGGCCGGTGAGCCAGACCGGACGCTCACCGACGTCGATCTGTGGGAGGTCTCGATCGTGACCTTCCCGGCGAATCCGAAGGCCCGCATCTCGGCTGTGAAGGCGCTGACCATCGACGAATTGCGCGAATTCGAGGACGCCCTGCGTGATGCCGGGCTCTCGCGCACGGACTGCAAGCGAGCAGTCGCGGTCCTCCGGCAACGGTCCCAGCGTGACGCTGGGGAGCCAAGCGGGCAGCGTGACGCTGCTGCGGCGGGTGTGCTGAGTGAACGCCTGGAGGCGCTGCAGATCGGCGACCGGCTCCAGGACCTTCTCGCCCACATCGCAGCAGGAGGGACGCGCTGATGGCCACGCTGCAAGAGACCATCGACAAGATCGGCACGGCGTTCGAGGAGTTCAAGACGACCAACGATGCGCGGCTCGAGGCCGTGAAGACCGGCAACGAGAGCAAGGCCACCGAGCTGGGGACCAAGCTCGAGAAGATCGAGAAGGACGTCAGCCAGTTCACCGAGCTGAAGAAGAAGATCGAGCTCGAGCAGGCGGCGCAGAAGGATCGCATCGAGGAGCTGGAGGCCAAGGCCTCATCGCCCGGCAAGACCGCCGTGCAGAAGCGGCGCGATGAGCACAAGGACGCGTTCATCGAGGCCCTGCGCGGCAAGCTCGAAGACCCGATGGCCAACGCCAAGCTGCAAGACCTGCAGAAGAAGATGATCGAGACCAAAGACATCACCATCGGCACGGCGGCGGCCGGTGGGTTTGCGCTCCCCGAGGAGATCGTCCGCGAGATCAGTCGCCTCGAGATGCTGTTCTCGCCTGTTCGTCGCTTGGTCAAGGTCCGTCAGGCCGGCACCAACGACTACAAAGAGCTGATCAGCAAGCGCGGGACTAGCTCGGGGTGGGTCGGTGAGACCGGCTCCCGGGCCGCCACGCTGACCTCACAGCTCCGCGAGCGCGCGCCGACGTTCGGCGAGCTGTACGCCTATCCCCAGGCCTCGGAGTGGTCGCTGGACGACCTCTTCTTCAACGTCGAGCAGTGGATCGCCGAAGAGGTGTCGGAGAAGTTCGCGGAACAGGAAGGAATCGCCGTCATCTCCGGCAACGGCACCAGCAAGCCGACGGGCATGATCAACACGGCGCCGGTGACGACCGCCGACTTCGCGTCACCGGAACGGTCGGCGAACGCCTACCAGTCCGTGACGACCGACTTGACGCCGGGCGGCGTCGACATCCTGGTCGACAATCTGTTCGATCTGGTCTACACGCTCAACTCCGCCTACCGAGTGCGGGCCGCGTGGGTCTTCAACTCGCTGACGTGCGCGGTCCTTCGGAAGAAGAAGGACACCACGAACCAGTACCTCTGGCAGCCGGGCCTGCAAATGGGCCAGCCGGATCGTCTGCTCGGCTATCCCGTCGAGGTCTGGGAGAACATGCCGAACATCGGCGCGAACCTCTTCCCCGTTGCCGTCGGCGACTGGCAGCGCGCGTACCTGCTCGCCGATCGCGTGGGGCTAAGGATCACGCGAGACAACGTGACGAACGTCGGCTTCGTGAAGTTCTACGTGCGGCGCCGTGAGGGCGGCCACGTCCTCGACAACCACGCCGCGAAGTTCCTGCAGACGCTGTAAACAAGCAGTCCAGCTCCGGGGGGCGCGGTGCCCATGGCCGCGCCCCCCGTTGAGGGAGACATGGCGAAGAAGCGCGTGAAGCGGAAGCGGAAAGCGCCGGCGCAGCAGGCCAAGGCGATCCGCGGAGCCCCGGAGAACAAGTGAACCTCGTGCGCGTCGAGCCGCGCGGCTGGGCCGAGTGCATCGTGGCTGCGACCGGCCCCTCGCTGACCGAAGCCGTGGCCGAGCGGTGCCGCGGGCATAGCGTCATCGCCGTGAACGACGCCTATCGGCTGTTGCCGTTCGCCGAGGTGCTCTACGCCGGCGACCGCGACTGGTGGGAGCTGCATCGAGGATGCCCGGAGTTCACGGGCGAGAAGTGGACGGCGCACGAGCCGAAGCTCAACGACAAGTCGGCCATCGCAGATCGGTACGGGCTCCATCTGGTCGCCGGCCCGCGCCAGGTCGATGCGCCCGGCTTTTCGCTCGACCCCGGCACGATCCACTACGGCAACTCCAGCGGCTTCCAGGCGATCAACCTCGCCATCCTCTTCGGCGCGACGACGATCCGCCTGGTCGGCTTCGATATGCGGACGCCGCAGTCCGGGCAGTTGCGCCACTTCTTCGGCGACCACGCGGACCCCACGATGAACCTGTCGAAGTACGAGCACTTCCTGCCGGCCTTCCACGAGGCCGCGAGGCTCCTCCCCGCGCACATCCGGATCGTCAACTGCACGCCGGGCTCGGCGCTGCGGTGCTTCGAGATGGGCACGCTCGACGAGATGCCGGCCGGGGTACTCGCGTGACGATCGCCCTCGACCGGCACGCGGAGCATGTGAAGTATCTGCGGGCGTACCGCAACCCGAGTTACGCGATGGGTCAGGACCGCATGGCCGACGCCGTGACGGACCTGAAGGCGCTGCCGACGCGCGGCAATTATCTCGACGTGGCGTGTGGTCGCGGCGAGATGCTGCGGCACGCCGAACGCCTCGGCTTCGCGCCCGTGTTCGGCGTCGAGATCGTGCCGGACCTCATCGACGGCAACCGCGTGGGCCGCGGCGAGGCTCACGCCCTGCCATGCCCCGACAAGTGCTTCGACGTCGTGACGCTGTTCGACGTGATCGAGCATCTCCCGCCAGGTGACGACGAGCTGGCCTGTCGGGAACTCGCTCGCGTCGCCCGCGCCCATGTCCTCCTGACGGCGAACAACCACGAGTCCCGCAACCTCGACGGCGACGTCCTGCACATCAATATCCGCCCGTACGAGGAGTGGGACCGTCTCTTCCGCGCCTGGTTCCCCGGCACCGTCACGCACATTACGGGGACGCGACACTACCACAGCGAATGCTGGCGGGTGGACCTGTGAGAGCCGCGATCCACGTCAACAGCCACGAGCATCAGCGCCAGCACGGCGCCGCGATGAAGGCCGGGCTTGAGCGCCACGGGATCACGGTGGACTCCGACGGGCCGTCAGACTTCGCCGTGACCTGGGGCTGGAAGAATCCCGGCCTCGTGGCGGCCTACCCCCACGTCCTCGTGATGGAGCGCGGGCATGTCGGCGATCGGATGGCGATGGCCTCGTGCGGCTGGGACGGCCTCGGCTATCGGGGGCGCTATCCCGCCGCGCAGGACGGCGGCGCGCGGTGGCAGGAGCGGCACGGCCGCCTAATGGAGCCGTGGCGCATGGGCGGCGGCGACTACGCGCTGCTGATCGGTCAGGTGGAAGACGATGCCGCGGTCGCCTCGCTGCCCGAGGGCTTCCATGCGTGGGCGTCCGCTGCGGCAGCCGCGCTCATCGCGCTCGGTCACAAGGTCGTCTATCGCCCGCACCCGTTCGGCGACCGCCACTTCTCGCCCGAAGGGGCCGCGCCATCGTGGGCCACGCGCGCGCCTGATCTGCGCCCGTGGGGATCGCTCGTCGCCGACCTCGCGTGCGCCGCCCTGTGCGTGACGTTCAACTCCACCGCTGGCGTCGAGGCGGTGCTCGCGGGCGTGCCGACGGTGACGCGCGACGCGGGCGCGATGGCCTGGCCCGTGGCGACGCACGACCTGACCGAGCCGCTAGCCCGGCCGGACCGCGAGGCGTGGGCCCACGCCCTCGCCTGGACGCAGTGGACGCTCGACGAGATCGCGCGCGGCGACGCCTGGGAATCGCTGGCTCCCATCATGGAGGCTGCCTGACATGGCCGGCCTCCGCCTGATCACGGCGCCACCCCGAGAGCCACTCTGGCTCGACGAGGCCAAGAATCACCTCCGCGTCGACACCGTCGAGGAGGATTCGCAGATCTCGCGCCTCATCACGGCGGCCCGGCAGGACCTGGACGCGCGCGAGGGGCGCCTGATGGGCGTCGCCCTGATCACGCAGACGTGGGAATTGGTGCTCGATGCCTTCCCGCTGTCGTCCGAGATCCGGAGTCCGTTCAGGCCACTCCAGTCGGTCGCCAGCATCAAGTACGACGACGTCAACGGGGCGGAACAGACGATGCCGTCTGCTGACTACATCGTCGATATCGCCTCGTATACCGGCCGCGTCGTGCTGGCGCCCGACAAGTCGTGGCCGGGGACGCGCAACGTGATCAACGCCGTGCGTGTGCGCCTCGCGGTGGGCTACGGGGACCATCCCGGCCTGATCCCCGAGACGTACCGCCAAGCGATGCTGCTGATGGTGGCCCACCTCTACGCCAACCGGGGCGATGGCGGCGATGCGGCGCCCCCAGAGACCTATTTCGCGCTCCTGGGCGTGCGTGGCGGGGCGGCGTGATGGGCCTCGCCGCCGACATGCGCGAGCGGATCACCCTGCAGCGCTACGTCGAGGGTGCCAACGGCGTGGGCCATGCGTTCGTTGATCTCGCGACCGTCTGGGCCGCCGTTGAGCCGCAAGGGCAGAGCACGTTCCGCTTCCGCATCCGCTTCCGCGACGACCTGCGCAGCCGGGCGGACACCGAGCCGGCCATGCGCGTGATCTACCAGGGCGAGGCGCTCGACCTCAACGATGTCATCGAGTCCGTCCGCCGGACCGAGCTGCAACTGATCGCCAGCCGCCGAATCATCGAGGACATCGACCACCTCGCCACCGGCACCCGGAGGATCAAGACATGGCCGTAACCGGAACCATCACCGTCGAGGCGGTCCTGAACTACGTCAACGCCCTCGACCTCAGCGCCGAGGCGAAGGCCGGATTGAGCAAGATCCTGCGCGCCACCTTCGCGTCCGGCGTCGGCCTGAATCAGATCGACCGGGTGTTCTGGGACGAGCGGACGATCGCCGGCAGCGCGACGGACTCGCTCGACCTGGCCGGCGGCGGCCTCGTCGATCCCCTCGGCGTGGCGTTCGCGCCTGCCCGCATCAAGGTGCTGATCGTCAACAACCTCGGCCCCAACACGATCAACCTGCAGCGGCCAGCCGCGAACGGCGCGGCCGTCTTCCTGGCCGCCAGCGACGGCGTCGCGATCCCGTCCGGTGGCTTCGCCTGCTTCGTATGGCCCGATGCGACGGGCATCGCCGTCACAGCCGGGACCGCGGACCTCATCAACATCGTGAACACCGCCGGTGGCAACACGGTCGTGCAGGTCATCATCGGCGGCGCGAGCGCCTAGGAGGGACTGAGGCATGGCGAGCGGCGTTTCCCCGAGTGCGGCACAGATCGCCAACGACTGGTTTTTCCAG